CTTGTACCGCATCGGGAAATGCCGCCCATGGATCGTTCTGCGCTATTGGTTTTGGTCCTGTTGCACCTTGTAATTCAGGTATGTTTTCCTCCGGCGCCTTCGGCGTATCGACAATGTTTGCATCCGAACTTCCGGTATCTGCCCCTTTCATCAATTTCTGTGGATCAGCATACCATGGCGTATTTGTTGTTGGATTGACGTTCTTGATGGCTGGCATGATTAAGCCGTCGCCGTCTGATCTGTTACGCCTGGTATTTCAGCTCCAACATGCTGCTGCTGTATGCGTCGAATACCTAATGCGCGAGACAACGGATATTCGTTGACGCGAACACCGCCTGCTGTATTGCCGGAAATAACAGTGACGGTATTTTCTTTGACGTTAATGTCTTTCACGAAACCAACATGCCCATAAGTTCCTCTTGTGCCACGCGGGAATACAATTACGTCACCAGCCGTAGCATCCTGCGGACGAATAGGCGTTCCAACTCGTAAGAAAGAGCGCGCCATATCGCTGCCCGTTCCTTGGATACCGGCAGTCGCTAGAACTGAATTAACGAAACGAGCACACCAAGCGGTCTTGACTGGATCAAGATGCGGACCTCCGGCCTTATCAAAAAATGCGGCTAACTCTGCGCGATTGGCTCTTTCATTCTTCCCAAGGAACTGAGACGCAATCTCAATCGGACTGCCGCCCTTATTTGTTTCTGGTGTGAGCAGAGCGTTGCGCCCCATCGGGGCAGCATTGCCGCCGCCCATGGCTGCATCGCTAGGCGTATGTGCGGCCGGTGTTCCTGCTTCTTCCGGCGGCCCCAATGATGTTTTTTGCAATTTTGCCATCGCACCACGCGCAGTATTTTGTAGAGCCGATTGGATCGCATCCTGTGCCGCAGTTTCACCACCAGTTTCCGGTGCGTAGCTCATTTTCTCGGCCGCCGGTATCATTTTGCTTCGACCATCCGGCAAAATGATAGGACCTATAGAGCCATCTTTATTGGGAGGATACGTCTTTGGGTCTTTACGAATATCCTCCGGTGTTACATTCTGTGGTGCCTTCATAGGAGTTGGCGCGGCCGGCGCGGTTGGCGCAACCTGCGGAGCGGTCTGCGGCGCAATCTTGCGCTGCATTTCCTGAATGCTTTGCTGGATGGTACGCTGATAATTTTTCATATTATCCGGCGTCCCCATATAATCAGGGTTGCCAGGAGTAATAGCCAGCATCGGGTCTTTCTTTTGTTGTATCAAAGCATTCTGTTTTGCATAAACAGCGCGCCGATAATCATAGGCATTTGCTTTGCCTGTTTCATCAATCTTGCCCATCAGCGGGTTTGATTTATCTATCTGCGGCAAACGAGAACTAATAAATTCCTCTGTCAATTTTCCGACACGCCCATCCGGCGACAGCGGATTGTTTATCATGCCAATCAATTCCTTGGCGTCTGCACTATCAAGATATCCGGCCTCGTTTGGTTTCTTTCCGCGCGCCTCAGCTATCTCGCTGGCATCTGTTAGCTTTTCTGGATCGCCATAAGGTTTGTTAATGCGCTGGGCAAAATTGGAGAATGTTTCGTGAGAAATCCTAGTAGAATGCTCTGTAGGACCAGTTATTAACTGTTGGTATTCTTGACGTGCCTTTATCTTGTCGTCGCCTTGATATTGTTTATCGATTGCATCCCACGGGTCTTTGACAAATTTTGGATCATTCGGATTTAATTTTCCGCGTTCATAAAGATCACCGACAAACTGATCTCGGTCAATCTGGTCCTGCCGATCTTGTACCCGCTGTAGTCTGTCTTTATTCGCCGCATTATGAGCATCAATCGCGTCGGCCTCTTTCTGAATAGCTAGACGATGTTGACCAATATATTTATCGTATTTAGGATCATCCATAATGCGATTGAATTGGTCGTCCTGCCCGTTCTTCTTGTACGTTATGGCAGCATTGGTAACGTATGCCGCTTTAGCTGAGACACCTTTTGGCCCTACCGTTTCTGCTGCTTCAACTTTGCTGCTCAGACCGCCAGCCATAGATGACATTGTTTCATCAAAGCGCGAAAGCTCAGTATCTAATTGTTCGGGATGGCGAGAGATAATTGCCATCGACGCACCCATGGACTTTTGCACATTGCCCAATGCCTCCTGGGCCGCAACCATGTGCGATTCGCTATGCGCCTTTATCATTACCGATTTGAAACGCTCGGCCTGATGTAGCGCAAACCTGTCTTGTGCTGCTCGGCTAGGCGGGAAAAATCCGCCGCCACCGGACATGAATTGCTGTCGTTCGGCTTCCTGAACCTTGGAGTATTGGTCTAGGACGTTGCCTGTCCCATCATTAAATGCTTGCGTGCTTGGATTTGGCAGACCATTCGCATCAACGCGGCCAGTACCAAAACCCTCTATGGCATCCAGGGTTGCTAGATCGTTGGCGGCACCATTTTTGATGGCTTCTATATTAGCCAATGAGTCGCTATGTTCCTGTGCCTGTTTTGCCAGCGGCTCAAAACTGGCAATACCGGAACTTAATTCCTGGCCTTCACGATCAAGAATGGCCCGTGTCTGCGCGCCGTAATGCTGCGCCATCGCACCGGCACGCGCCCAAGCTGCGCTGCCTTGCTGGTCTGGATGCAGCGTTACCGGAGGAGCCTCATAGACTGGAATGCGTGGCATTATCCTAACATCCCCATAAAGCCAGTCAGAAGTTTAAGACCGCCGCCGATCAAAGCTCCGGTAGCAGCACTCTTGGCGGCCTCGCCAGCAGCCTGTGCCTGTTCGGCCTGCGCCTGATAGGCCAGCGATTGTTCCTGAAACGAATTGTAATCGAGACTGGTCTGTAGCGAGATCAGGCTTTTGGCGATGCCACCCTGATGTACCGTATCGCGGAATATATCGCCGGCGCTGCCGCCCCCTATGTTCCCGGCACCTTCGACGGCAGACGCTGCACCTTCCACCAGATTTATTTTCCTGCTTTCCTGCGCAAGTTTGAAATCTCCGGCCGTCAAGCTGATCTTGGCGTTTTGCTGGGCTATTTCCGATGCAGTCGTGAAGTCAGCCGCCGCAGCAAAGTCGCCCTTGGCCTGTGCCATGTCTCCTTGCGCGGAGAATATGCCGCCGACCGCGCCGCCAATGCCGCCGAATAGCCCCTCTAGTCCCGCCATTGTTGTATGTCCTTAGACATCTTGCGTTTTCAGCATTGCACCGATCGACACTACGGACGCCGGATAGGGCCGCAGTATCTGCCAGGTTATCATGCTGTCGAAGTCATAGTCGCTTTCAACCGTATCGCGCCATGTGCCGGAATACATCTGGTCAGGCGGAAACAGTGTATCACCGTCATCCTTGAAGTTGGCCGGCAGCAGCTTGTTGGCGAAGTCCGTTCCCACCTGCACTCCGATGGTGTTGTGGAACAGCCCGACGAACAGGTGCGAACGGCGCTTCTTGCCCATGGCCGGGCCTGCGCGCGTGCCGCTGGTTTCTGGCGATGACGGCCGCAACAGTTGGCCCTGGCTGGTGTAGGTGTAACCGGCACAGCACGGCATATAGCCGTTGCCATAGGCAATCGAGCCGTTGCGGCCTGGGGTCGTCAGTAAGTTCGCAGCAATGTACGCCGCCGTGAACAGATAGCGTCCGGCACCGGCTACCGTGTAATCGAACGATACCGGAGCCGTGCCGCTCCCATAAGGAACAAATACCGTGCCGTTAGCGTCCACGACGTAATCGCCAAGGTCGAGGCCGAACGCTACGACAGCGATGGTCTTGCCGATAAACCAATTAAGTCCAGTAAATCGCACGCCAAGAACGCTCACGGTATCTTCATAGGCGCTGTCAGGAATAACGCCGCCATCGACAAACCACGCATCTATGAGAGCATCATCCTCGTCAAACAACTGCGTTAGGCCCTCGACAAAATAATTCGAGCCGTCCGATGTCACCATATCGAGATTGTCGAGCAGGCCGCTGCTATCACCGGATGGCGTAACGCCGATGCTGACTGGCCCTCTGCTGTGACCAAGATCGTGCCGGTGCCATCCTACGAATGCAGGGGCTTCCGTAGTGAACGCACTGACACGCCGGTAGGTGGCTCCGATCAGGCCGCCGGGTGTTATTGTTGTGGTTGTTGTGAAGTTGTATCCAGTCGGCACATTGGTGGTCGTACCTAGATAAAGCCGGCCCCACATGCCGGTATAAGTGGTGGTTGAATTGAGCGCCGTAGGATGCCCGGCAACGCCAGTGTCAAATGCTCCTGGGAACACAATACTGTTTGTCGTGTCGTCCCATGCCTGCGATCCATTAAAAGCAATTCCAGGGATATTTATTGTCCCGTATGTTCCTGTCAAAGTATCAATGATATATGCAATTGACGTACTAGCTAATGTCGGGTGAGCTTCAACGAATGCGAATAATCCATGTTTGACTAGCGACTGATCTCCGGTGCCGTATTGGTTTACGATGGTATTAACTGGAACCTTCCACATAACACCAGCGGCGCCGCCGGTTCCATTGTTGATGCCATCTGCACTATACGGCCCAGTATTGTATTTCATTATGTAGTGCATCTGTACCGGGCGCCAGAATGTAGGCGAGGATGATGGGGTGTGTCCGGTATTGCTGCTGACAAGACTTACATAATTCTTAGAAACGGTATCTCCTACGACAGCGCCAGCGGCATAAGTTGTTCCTGCATTATATGCCGTAGCCAATCCAACCGCGACATTTGTAATGATGCCGTTATCAAAATGATCGACCGCACAGCCCTGCGCCGAAAGACCGTTCGTAGCATCGCCAAAACTCAACCCGGCCCAATCGGGATCAATGTCACCTGGAACCAAAGTACCGATCTTGGCAATAAACCAACTTGGCGTACTCGGAACTGCATCATAAATACCAACGCAATAAAAACCAAGATTTGTCGCCAGCATTCCGACGACATAAGCGGTTGCTAGATTGCCTCCTGCAAGTGCTGCGCCTGCCCCTACCTGCGGGCTATTCGCAGCCGTGCCAAATTCATCCATATACCAAGCGTGATTTCCAAGACCGAGATAGTTGTTTCCGCCAGAATTATTCCCGACGACGTATGCTCCGGTATCGCAACGATTAACCTGTATGTTATGATTGGCTAATAGTGACCATTCGCAAGTTACCAACCAATCAGCATTAGCCGATGCAACCGCACCGCCGATGAACTCACCGATGCCGTCTGTCGTGGGTGGCCCACCGGCACTAGCGGAGCCGTGGGTATATACAAAAGCAAGGGCGTCCGTAATTTTTAAGACCGGAGCAAAATAATTACCGGCGGTTCCATGATAGGTATAGACGCCACCCTTCAAATCATTAACGAGAGAAAATCCAACTCCGTCGTTTGCTACTGATGTTAGAGACGCAACGGTTGTTGAAGCCACGTCCGTTACGCCGCTAATCATGTCAGCTTTGTAAACTTCCGTATTGGAGTTTTCATTGGCAACAAATTTGTTAGTAGCCCAATCGATCGATGCTGTTTGTCCAGAAGTTGGAGTAAACCCAGGAACAAAAGACTGAATCGAACAGGCTGCCGCAATCGTTCTGGCCGTTCGTGTTGATGTCGTTACCGAAGTTGTCTCCCCGGTGCGCGCCCACAAGACAGGAGCCAGTTCCTCTTGATATCCTATCTCGGAAACGCCATTCGTCGTTAGGTGCTTTGCTGCCTCGTTCAGATGCGGCGCGACATATCGACCGGTGAACACGTCAGCCAAAAACTCCATGACGCGACGACGGAATTTCTGAATGAACACTAGGCTTATGCCAGTGCGGCGCGGCTCGATGTTAGCACAGCCATATTTTGTAACGCGCTTTGCCTGTATGCTTGTTGGCGTAATAGGGTCCGATAGTGTTGATGCCTGGATCAGCCACTCGCCAGCCAACGTGCCGCACATGATGCCGTTGTGATCTGGCTCCAGCCAGAATATCTCGTTTAGATCGCGCCCTTGCAGCGTATAGCTGATGCCATTGGCGTCGGTAACCGTGCCGTCCTCCAGTGTCGGAGCCATGAAGATAGCGCCGTTCTGATCGAAGCCCTGACTTTTCGACGTGTCAAATCTGTTAGGAACGGCACCGCCAAACCAGAAGCGACCTTCATAGAATGAACCGCACGAAGGATATGCGGTGGTGTCGGAATAAACTCCAAGCCGCCATAGCGTCGCCGGCTCCGGCACAGTCAACGGGGTTGACTTTGTAGGACTGTAAATCGGGAGCGGAGAACCTTCGATTAAAATAGTAGCGGCGACAGCACTAGAAACTGCCGTAATAACGCCGCCTGTCCATTTCTCGTAATTGCCACTGGTTTGCAGATTCCAGACCGGACCTGGAACGATAGCCCCACCTGGACCTGAGCCAGTAACAAGAACACTATTTCCTATGAGGTTTACCGACGTGCCAGGAACGATATTAACCGTTTGATTGTTGGTGTTCGGATCGCCGTTCAAATATACGGCGTCCTGATAAGTAACGATGTCACCCGTATGATAAACAACCATCGGGTCCCACTCTGGAGGTTGCGACCACACCCTGACTTGCCGTCCGACATCGGTCGCCTGGAACCCCGGCGTCTGTCCATAGGTCAGATACGGACCAGTGACTTCCGTACCGGCCGGAACAACTGCCCAATACGTCGCTTGACTAGCTGGATTTTTATTGATGTTCCCTTGCTGCAATGACCTATAATTAGCACCAGAATACGAAACGTAATCGTCGATGTTGTACGGCTTTGTAGCATCCCAAACGACAAACGAAGCTGTTATCGTAACGCTGCCGTTAATGCCGGCACCAGCACCAGATGCCGAAACGAGATACCAGCCGGCGCTAGGAGGAGTTACCCCAACCGGAGATGTAACGCCAGGAAACCCGTTCGATGATGCATACAGATAATAAAGACCGCCGACCTGAACTACGGCGCCATTGTGATATGCCGTGCCAGCATCCCATGCCGCCGGTCCAGTAAGTGTGCCGCCAGTAAACGTCAACTGACTGTTGTTGACTGGATCAATGTATGGACCGTCAACGAATTGCACTTTCTGGAATGTAGCAAAGGCAGTACCGGTGATCGTGCCAGGGCCGATCGTGAGAACGTATGGCAAAAAGGCGCGGTTAAGAACTAGGCCAAAATTCTGATTTTGCACGATGCGGCATGTTGCCCACGATCCGCTGGTGTATGGCGTTGCCAGTCGCAAAACACGCGATGCTGTTATGGATGTGCCGGCGGCAACCGACAAGGTAGAGCCGTCAATGTTTGCCAGCGTCAGCCCATCACGCAACGAAAATGAAGTAGTAGATAATTTTGTTACCAGGAAACTGCGCTGCCGCAACGGTAGCGCACCGGATGAGTGAGACGCATCAAAGGTAAAATAAATCTCGTCATCGGTCGCCCACGTCACAGCCGACGCCAAAGTTATAACTGCCGGATTGGCCGTTGAAACAGCGGTAACGACTTGCGGCCCGTCAACCGTATAAACCAGATTATGGCCACTATAGAAACGCAGCCAGCCATCCGTGAACTCGACATCATAGGGCTGGTCCGCCGCAAACTCGATTGGATAAAGACGGCCGGGCTTGTTCTGATAGGTCGGCGCCTTCAACCGCGAGCCAGGCCGGCGCAGCCACGTGCCTTCCTCTATCGGCAAACCATTGCGCGATAAGTTGAGAGCCTGGACATATTTGGGGTGGTCCGTTCGGCCTTGGAAATAAGGCGACCACTCGCCGCCGAGGAAAGATTTTTGTGTATATGAAATCTCCGCCACGGATCAGTACCTCACCGCTAGATAATCATCGCGGGGCGCCTCCTCCGCTTCATTCTCGATGCCGTTGACGGTGCGGGCCTCCGTCATGAACTTGGCATATTCGCCGCTGATGTTTTTCAGCTTCTCGGTCGATTGCGTAATGATCTCGCAGACCTCCAATGCGATGCGGGCCGCAAAGCCTTCGCAGAACATGGCGTCCATTGCCCTGATGTTTGTCACGTCGGCGGTAAAGCGAAGCACGATTGGGTCGCTCTGCCGCGATACGATATAGCCGCCCTCGAATATCCAATCGTTGTAGAGCAGGCTGGACGGCGCCCCCAGGAACGATGTCGATCCTGCCTTGGGGTCTTGGTTGCATTTGCGCAAATATCCGTATGGCAACGGAAACACGTTCTTTGTCTGTGACTGCGAGAACGGCCCGGCCTGCAACGGATAGAAAATGTTGAGCGCCACGAGGTTTGTGCCGACCAACACCCATTGATAGGAGCCGGTAGATGCCGTCACGGTCCACTGCGTTGCAAAGCTGGGCGGGATCAGGTTGATATTGCCATCGACGTTGCTGATGTAATTGGTCGAGGCATAAGTGACGATCGTGCCCTTGTCATAAGTGACGGTTGCATCCCAGGTGTTTGTCACGCTGGGATCGGCGGCATTGCCGCTCATCAGCGACATATAGACCTTGAATGTGCCGTTGCTCTGCGTCTCATAGACCAGATCGCCGGCATAATAGTTGGTCTTGACGGTATATGGCGTGGCCACCAGCGAGCCGAAGTAATTTTCCCATTGGTTGTTGTTGGTGGGGATATTGCCGACATTGCCTGACGCCACCGACAGCCAGTACCGGCTGCCAAAACCGTCGTCATAGGATACCACCTGCCCCATGGCGTAGGTGGTGCCTACCGCCCAGGCCGGCGGTGTCCAAAGCATCGAGTTGGTGTCAACCGGCCGCAGAACCGCGCGGCGGACGGCAAAAGTCCAGTTGTTGCGCCGCAGTTCGGCCTGCCGCAGTTTGGTGTAGCAAGCCTGCACTTCCTTGGCGTTTTTGCTGCTTTCCGTGATGGATGCTATGCGGTTGCCGCCGCAATGCTGTAAGGCACGATTGGCGATATCTTCGACCGAGGTAAATCCTGGGGTCTGAAATAGCATCGGCGGCTCCCTTGATGCCGCAATTTGACCTATTTACGCCCTACCGCAAGGCACTACAGTGCAGCATTAGTCAACCCGAGCGGCGTCAGCCCCCATCCGAGCAGGGTCATATAGCGCCAATCTGCGGGCGACATGGGATTGGGAATGGCTCCTACTGTGCCGTAGGATGTGAACGGCGTTACCCCGCCGTAGTGTGTACCGCCTGCATAATCGCCAGTGTCGCCCGTACCAGCATTACCAAAGTCGGCCAGATTGGTCGTGCCACCATCGTCCGATAAATACCGGCCAGTTCCAATCTGTTTTCTTACGCCAGCGGAGCTATAGGCCCAAAAATCACCCGGCAGATATGTGACCCCATTGTTGCACGAACGTCCCATTGTTTCGGTAATCTCGTGCATCAAACCACCCCACAATGAATATAGTGCACCATCGCAGGACTTCCCATCTACTGTCAGATCGTATGTTCCTGTGTGAATACCTACATAAGCGTGTTCGTCTATTCCTGTGTAGGAATATCCGATGGCTTGCTCCAAACAATGCGGAATGGCTAAGATGCTGGCCCCAGGAAAGAAACTACTAGCCGGGAAATTCGTATCATTATAAGCAACCGCTTGCGCGGAGTTTTTATTCAATGCTTGATAGGCTGATCTTATTCCAGAGTAACTTCCATCTAATCCATAAACATTAGTAGGGGTGACATTCGTGCCCTGCGTTCCGTCTCCAACTGGACCGCCGTTTACCGTGCCATAGCCGAAAGTGATGTTGAGCGTGACATTAGTCTTGCAGCAAAGATTGTTTTGCAGAGTAGCAATGACATTCGCCAAACAAGCCGTCCATGCCGTAGGGTCGGCACTTGTCGCCCAACTAGCCTCGTAAGTCGGCACAATGGTTAGTTTGCCGGGGACAACAGTTGACGCCAATGGTAGCCCGGCGGTCATGGCTTTTGCCAAACGCCACAAGAGAGAATGTCTTGTGTTCCCTGTGAAGAAAATAACAAGACAAAATGCTGACTGTCCATGACAGCGATTGGATCAGTTATAACATAAGTAAAAGGAGCGCCCTGTAGAACATTGTTAACGTAGAAAGCATACGAACCTGTACTCGTTCCGCTTTGAGCAATCGTAGTCCAGATCAATTCGACAGTGGCGTAAGCACTACCATCATAAGCATATACTCTGGATGTGTTTACCGTTTCTCCTGCTGGATTGCTCGATGTGTCCCAAATTATAGTATGTGATTGAGTATTTGTACCGTTAGATTGTCCTTCCGCAATATCAAACTCGATAAATGACGTTGCCGAGCCTGTGAAAAACTCGATTGGAAATATAAAGAATCCAGTTCCAAAAGCATCCACCGTTCCCCATTTCAAAGTTGCCCTAAATGCGCCTCCTGGACCAAAGACACTCCCGGCATAACCTGAACCAGAAGTATATGTTGCAGAAGCTATGTTGATATTTGATGTGGTTGCACCAGCCGTTGAATGTAACGCTCCGCTGACTATGCTTAGATTCCCGGATGATTGCGGAGCAAAGGTAAGCCAAGGATCACGTTGCGGACTGGACACGCCACCAAGATTTGGCCAAGCAAAATCCGTGTACCAATCAAAGCCTGCTGCCTTAGTGTGGCCCGTGTCTATATTAGCGAGACTTGTGAACACCGACATCCTGACAGGCTTTGTCATACCTGCGGCTAGAGCTTGAGGCGATAGAGGGAAGGATGGGGAAAGCTGAGTAATTCCTACTGACATTGTTCAATACGATATTCCGGCGATGGTATGAAGATAAGCGTATAGGCGATCATAAAACGCAGTTGTCAGCGTTGTATTTCCAGCAGAATAAATATCACCACCAATTGATGCCGCCATAATTTGATTGCCTTCTCCGCCCTGTGCTGATGAGACGCCTGAAATGATCGTATTCTGTGAAAGTATGTAAACATTCCCGCTTGTAACTGCTTCGGAAGTTACGGAAGTCACCGACATATCCGTAATACTTCCTGGTGTTGATCCTGAACCGCCCTGCCCAACAAAACCCTTTTGAACCGAAGATGAGTGACGGACGGCTGCGTAGAAACCGCGTCTATCTGTTAATGCAGCAACTCCAGCAGAGTTTCCGGTGTGAACATCATTAATTCTGAAATATGATTTATTATCGGTATAGTTCGGTATGATACCACTATCACCGGCTGCCGTCCCCGCTTGCCCAATACTGGAATAAGCCTGAACATCAGTAACCGTTCTATTGCTATTGTTCCAGACCATCATGTGAGCGGCGTTGGTAGTAAATTTCAATCCACCAGTTGTGAGGTCTAAACCCGTATCAAGCCATGGCCCCGTCCCGACAACAGATGAATTTGAATCTATGCCAGTCCATCCGGCGTCTGCCGTGAAGGTTGCAGAACCCAAAATCCCGGCATGATGAACACAAGGATAGGAAGCAGAGCAAAGATTTAGATTTGCAGTCGTTGAGTCAGCCGTAGCAAAAACATATAAGGCGTCGAGATATGTTGATGTGCCATCCGAATTGAAAATTCCGTCACTCGTCAAACCATTGAGCAGTGTCTGATAAGCAGTCGTATGCGTTCCATCCAAACCGGAAGTGCGGGCTATAAAGTTGGTGTAGGCCGCGCTATCACCGCCACCACCACCGCCTGTAACGACATGTGCAGCGTTCTGGTCAAAACGAGCGTTAGTCCAAGGCAGCGTCACGAGAAGCGACCCACGGCGAGAACTGATACGTTAGCTCCGGTCGTAACCTTCCAAGCCCCGGAACGGCTTACTGCACCGACATAAATCACAAATGGCGTAAGCGTGAGCAGCGCAGTCGTGCCGCCGCCAGGATAGGCAATGAGCGATGTGGCATTGTCCTTGATGGTAACAACACCTGGCGCAGTTGTAGCCGGAATAACTACCATGTGATCGAGATAATCGCCGGTAGCGCCAGTCGATGATTGGATCACCGAGTCGGTTTGCGATGCCGCAACGGCAACGTAATAGCCGGTGTTGTATGTCCAGTCGCTTGCCGGAACCACCGGGGCACTATTGGCCTTGGTCGCCTGACCGTTGGCATTAACGCCGGACTTGACGTTGATGTCGAGGGCGTTGGCGGTATTGGTCAGAGTCGATAGCGCAGTTCCTAGAGCCTGTGCCTGGAAACTGATTTCCTTGGCAACCTGCATCAAGGTAATGGCGGTCGTGTCGGTCGCGGTCGATTTGGCGTCGGCCTTGGCGCCGAGCGTGACCATGGCTCCATCGGCAACCGAGCCGGAAGCTAGGGCACCGGATGCAATAGCGCCGGATGCCACACCACCAGAGGCGATGGAGATTGCTGGTCCGGTCGTACCGTCCGATTTGATCGGGAATGAAACCGGAATGGCTCCGACATCCGGCGATCCGGTGTCAGGCACCCAACAGGCGAGCGAGAATGTCACGCCCGTTGCGGTCGTGATATTGTGATAGACGATACCGGCTGCCATGTTTCAGGCTCCTTTAGGCTGCGAATAGAAGTTGATAGAACGCTCCGGCCCTGCCGGCGACAACAGTCGTGACCGCGATAGACACCGCCAAGTTAGCCGGTGCCGGCGTCACACCACTGACCGAGATCGTAACCGGAATGGTCGGATGCGTGGCATTCACCAGATCGGTGTTATCCAGCACCGTAACAACGCCGGTCGATGAGTTGATCTGGAACGTGCCGGTAGCGTCGGTGATCGACCAACTGGCGGTGCCGGAGAATGAGCCGACAATCGATGCCGTTCCGAGCGTCGTATTGTTAGCCGAAGCTTCCGCAATGGAAGTTGCCGACAACGCGAGGGTCGGTTGCAGATTGCCGAACAGCAGGATCAATCGCTGCGGCTGCATTACGGTGTCTCCGCAATGCCCACCAAATCAGCATAGACTGCGGTCGTTGTGGCGATGACCAGTTCGTAAGTGCCTGACGGCAAATAGGCCGACTGATAACCATTGGCCGAGAATGCCGTCAGGCAAGTAACGTAGGTGGTGCCATCAGCGGCAAGCCGCTTGAGCGTCACGGTGCCAAAGCCGGTTCCCATCACGGTCAAGCCGTACAGGCCGCCCGGCAAGATGAATGCGGCAGGCGTTGCCGACAGGTTTGACCATGTGATGAGCGTGAGCCGATTTCGCATATCAGCCCTTCACGTCGAAGCCGGCCGCAACCAATTGCTGGGAATTCTCGAAGAACCGCTCGAAGGCTTCCATGGCCTTGTTGACTTCCGTCTTGGTCGGCGTCACGCCGTCAAGAATGCGAACCTCGAACAAGGCCGTCGAAGTCGATGATGTCCCGGTCAGGAAATCGGAGTACTTGCTACCCTCAACCCCGCGATGCAGCGCAACGAAATGATCCGACATTCTTGTTCTCCGTTAGAGCGTAGGTGTGCCGGAACCAGCCAAGGTCAACAACGCCGATCGAAGCGCGGCCCGCAACTGGTTCATGTTGGTGATTATAGCCGCATCATAATCCACGACAAGGTTTGCGCTGCTGGTTTCAGCCACGGCGGCATCGGAAAGAACCTGCGCCGCCAGGGCATCAGTATCGACTGTCGTCATGGCGGTAGAGAGCAGACCCCATGCCGTATTGAGCGTAGTGACGTGGCCCTGCGTCGGTGAACCAGCATCGGTCACGAGTTGTGCTACGGCTGCCGCCACGTTGGTCTTGAGTGTACCCTGCATAAGGGCGCTGTCGGTAACAGTCAGATCGACTGCTGTATCCAGCGCGGAGATATTGCCGGCAGCAGTCGAAATAGCGGCGCCGCTCGAATTATAAACACTCTCTCCGATTTGCTGTCCGAGCGTGATCCCTACTGCGTTGCGTGCCATTTGCGGTCACTCGCAATAAAGGACGGTCACGCCCATGCGCGCACCCGTGGTAACAGTAGCTCCATCACAGGTGGCCACGATGTCGAAGAACCCCTTGGGATCGGCCGTCAATCCGCAAGCCTGCCATAGCGGCTGGTTGCGCTTGTCCAACGTGTTCAAAGCCGTGCCGTAGTAGGTACGGTCAACCGGAGCAACCGCACTCGTGCAGTCGATATCGCCGGAGAAGAAGTTGACCTGACTCGTGCTGCCAGAACTGGTCACGACCAGGCCGGCATTGGGTGACGCCGTGCCGTCACTGGTACTGGACGAGTAGTACACGCCAAGCTGGAACTCGCCCTGCGTCATGGCTTCCGCCTCGAAGATTACACGCTTGACCTTGGCGGTCGTCGGCACGCGCACGAGTTGATAGGTCGATGCCAGGGCGTCCAGCGATACCGTGGTGACGAAACCGTTGACCTCTTGCAGCCAGCCGGCCGCGCCCTCGCCAATCGTGGCCTGGGTCGGCGGCACGGTTTCCATAGCCGTGATGATGGCCGATTTCAGATGCGATGTCTGTGCCATGGTCTACCTCAATCGACGTAGAGGACGCAGACGCCCATCTTGCCGGTTCCGGTCGTGACGGTCGTAGTATGCACCGTCCCGACGATATCGAAGTAGCCGCCAGGATCGTTTGCAAGACCGCAGGCATCCCATAGCCGTTTGTTGCGCTTGTCGAGCGTGTTGAGCGCCGTGCCGAAGTAGGTGTAGTCGGCCTGCCCAACCGCAGATGCACAATCGATGTCGCCGGAGAAGTAGTTGACTTGGCTGGTCGAACCGGAACTGGTCACGACCTTGGGCGCGCCGGTCGATAGCTGATTGGCGGCCACTGTGCCGTCAGTCAAGCTGGTCGAGTAATAGACGCCCAACTGCACCTTACCGGCACCCTGGGCCTCGCTCTCGAACAACACCTGCTTGACGCGCGCGTGCGTAGGAACGCGGCAGAACTGGTAGGTGGTCAACACGTCATCGAGCGTGACGGGCGTGACATAGCCGCCGATCGCGCGCACGCGACCGCCAGCGCCCTCACCGGCCGTCGCGAAAACGGCCGGGGTTGCGTCGAGATTGGTAACTGCCGTGGATTTCAGATGAGAGGTTTGTGCCATGGTTGGCTCCTACGGCGTTACGTCAGCGACTGTCGAGGTGTCCGCGCAATCGACTTCGATCACGCGCCCTGGTTCGAGCCGGGTCGCGCCCGAACTCATTTGCGTGTAAATCTGCCAAGGCAGACTGCTCAAATCCTTGCGTTGGGCGATGTCGTTGCGGACATCCTGCCAGACGCCGAGATACAGACCTGACTTCACGAACGCGATGTTGGCGCGCACGTTGGTATCGGCGGCAGCAAGACGTTCCGAATACACGATGTCGAAGCCCATGAAGCGCACGACCTTGCCTTCGACCAGCGTGGGACGATCGGCGCCGGCAAACTCCGTGCTCACCACCTGCACCTGATTGAGAAGGTCGCTCTCGCCCTGGCTGTTGGTGACGATCGTAAGCGGTTCGGTATCGACCTCGACCTGCGCCTTGCGCATGATGCGCTTGGCTTCGATCAGTTTGGCGACGGTCAGGCCGCTGTCGGCGGCAGAACCGAACTCGTCCAGCACAGTGTAGGAACTGGAGATCGATGCCCATGTCTCTGACGTGAGCGCGGCAGCTACGCCGGTTCCGGTAAGCGCGGTGCCAAAGGCTGCCGCGATGATGCGGTCGTCCCATTCACGGGCGACAGCGGCGGCGGCGACTTCGGAATAGCGCGATGTGGGGTCTTGCAGCAGCTTCAACTTGTCGAAGCTGTCGAT